AATAGGAGTCTAGGGCTGAAGAAGTACTATTAAACATCTAGACTTACACATTAGGTTATATCTAGTCTTTCTATACAGTAATTATAACACAAAAAGCTTTATCTGTGCTTAAATGCTATGCTCTTTATTACTCTTTTATTTATAATAGGTATTCAGGATAATCTAATTCTAATTGTCTTGCTTCAGAACTGAACTTAGACAAATCAAAAATCTTAGAGGGTTTATTAAGTTCTTTAGGTTTTATGAGGATTTTTAGATTTTGTAGTTTTGAAGTATTAAGTAAAGGATTATCATCGTATTTAATACTGAAAAACAGTTCTTCTTTAGATTCTTGAACACAAATCATTTCTTTATTTTTAATTTCAGTTTTGCATTTATTAATCATTTTTTTAAGATTTTGTTCTAGTGCATTTAGTTCTTGAAGTTCTTTGTTGTTATTCTTTTTCTGAAGATTTAAATCACGAAAATCTTCATGGTATTTTTGTTCTAGAGCATCTATTTCTTTATCGAATTTCTTCTGGATAGTTTTTATTTCAGTTTCAATAAAATGTTCTGATTTTAGTCTCTGATGGATTTTCGGTAAAGAATCAGTATATATTTCACAGTTCGTATAGGAAAAATTATTTACTCCTCCACCACTTCCAGTTTCTCCTTCAAATAGAAAGATAGAATTACCAGTACAAAAACCATCTTTTATAACCCAGGAGTAAGGAACCATTCCATTTGTTGCTGATGTTGTTCCTGATATCTCACCAGTAAACATAGGAATTAAAATACCGTTATTGAAGTATTTCTTCTCTTTAATAGTAAAATGAGTTGGATAATAGTCTAGGTTTAGTGTTATATTTGCTTTGCTGTTGTTTTTAACTACTGAACAGAAGTCATCTATATATTTGTCTATTTGAGTTGCTTCTTCTTTTAGTTTTTTGATATACTGAATTGCCTCAGCATCACCTTCTAGTCTGTTTGAATCTACATAAAAATTCATAATTTTCCTTTTTTATATTAGGTACTCAGGATAATCTAACTCTAATTGTTTTATTTCCTGATTGTATTTGTTTAAGTTAAACACTAAATGGTTCTTTAGTGGTTCTTTTAATTCAATGGTTGTTTTTAAATCTTGGAGTAAAAAGTTGTCTATATAAGGATTATCATTGTATTCTATATCAAAAAACAACTCTTTTGTGACTTCATCTTTTACTGCATTTCTTGCTTTTTTATCTTTAATTCTACATTGGTGAAGCATCTTAGTTAATTTGGATTCTAAAGACTGAAGCTGATTAATGTCATCACTTACTTCAATTTTTTCTCTGTATAACTTATTATAATCTTCAATATATTTGGTTTTCTTAGCTTTGATTTCATTATCGAACTCTAGTTGAATTTTCTTAAGTTCAATATCAATAAGGAAATCATTGTTTATTTTTTTATCTAGTTTTGGTAGTGATGAAGTATATATTTCACAATCTGAATAATAAAAAGACTTAAACCCTCCTTTGTTCGGGCTAGAAACCCCTACAAACAAAGAAATACCCTTGTAATGCTCATCTTTGATTAACCAGTTATAAGGAAGTTCCCCGTAAGATACTTCTACTGTTCCTAACATATCTCCAATGTACATACAGTAAGGAATACTATCCTTACTGTATTTCTTCTTCTTAATAACAACACTTCCAGGATAAGATTTTAAAGATAATCTTATGTTTGCTTTGCTGTTGTTTTTAACTACTGAGCAGAAGTCATCTACATATTTGTCTATTTGAGTTGCTTCTTCTTTTAGTTCTAGGATTGCTTGAGTTGCTTCCCTATCACCTTTTAGTTCATTTTGTTCAACATAAAAATTCATAATCTAACCTTTTAATCCTTTAGCCATATTAACTGAATCAAGTACCCGCTCAAAAGTATCTGCTTCTGTTTTATCTTCTCGGAATGTTTTAAATCTAGGATGACTTAGTGCATAGTGAAGGTTATTTCTTCCTTTGGTTAGGTCGTTGAAGTGAACTTCAATAATTTTACCTACATAGAATTCTCTGTTAGTATTAATCATCTCTAGCATCTCATCGTTAAAACCAGAAGTACTTCCTTTAATTATACCATCTGAAGATTCAAAAGTCAAAGAACCAAAAGTTAGTTCACGCTTAGTTCCTTTTTTTCCTTCGATAAAACCAGTAACAACAAAGTCCCCTTCTACTTCTAGTTTGAGTTTTAATTGAAGTGCTGAAGTTCCATCTTTAAACTTTGCACTATAATCTTTTAGTACCGCTCCTTCTAGTCCTTCTTCCATTTTTTGAAGTGTGAACTGCATAGCTTCATCTAAGTTCTGGACTTCTTTGTATTCTATAAGTCTTATCCTAGGATGATTTACTCTTTGGATTAATGCTTTTAGCTTCAAGAATCTAGTTCGATAATCTTCTTTAGGGAGATTATTTTTATCTTTAAGTGAAGCTAAGTTCATATCTTCAGGAGTTATTAAATCCCATACTTCATATATGATATTGTCTTGAGGTACGTCATCTGAGTTCAGTAAACCGTTACCTAATGACCTAGGTAAAATGTACTCTCTATTCTGTTCTTTGCTTCTAGCATAGCCATCTTTAATCTCTTTAGCTGTTGCTGTTTTGTTCTTTTTGTCGGCTTTTTCTATTTTAGGAAGTATTTTTTGAAGCAAATCATCATCTAGAATAACAGTCATCTCTCCATTAAGGAATCCTGTTTCGTTGACTAAATGTTTAGCGAAGTCGTATTTGTACTCTTCTCCTTGTCTAGATAAAAACACTACTTCTGCATCCATTTCTGTTGCACGGAATGTTCCATCTGATTTAAGATTTACTATTGCTGGGTAGCTGATTTTATCGAATGTTGATTTTTTAGTTTTTCCATTAGGAAGTTTTACTTCTCCGCGACCCACTTCACATCTTTGATACACTGGTTTAGTAATAAGACCTTTGATTACCTTGTTAATATTAGTTCTGCCCATATTAATACGGAGGTCACGATTAAGTATTTTAATTATTACTTCTCTGTTTGCTTCAGACATAGCTTCTAGAGTATCTTGAATTAGAATTACTGCATTGTTACCTGTTACTTCTCTGTTTGCTAGTTTATCTAGTTGGTTTAAACCCCATTCTAAGTCATTAGTGTTTTCAGAAGTCCCAGCTTTAACATTTTTCATTGTTGCACCAAAAGTGAATTTCACTTTGTCGTATGTCATTTTTAAAACTCTTTGTAGGATTAAATTATCTTTATGTTCTGTTAATGTTTTAATTTTATCGTTTGATGAATTTGTAACGTTCAATTCATTTATGATTTCTATGATTTCCATTTTTTAGTATCCTTTTTTAGTTGTTCAACATTATATTTTATCTTAACTTAATTAGTTATTAAACTTAGGTTTACTTAGGTCTTAAGGCACTTCGTGCCTGCGTCCTTCTTTATTTTTGTTCGCTACGCTCCAAAAAACACAAGTCCACGAGCTTCAGTCTTTCTTGTTTTTTTATTCATTAGTAGATTAACTAAGCTCACTAATAGTCTGTAACATCAAGCTATGAAGTAAACGAAGATAAAAAAGTAGTAATACTGTACTCATACACTTTTTATTCAGTAGTAGATACTAAGTTAAGGAACAACTAAGCTACTACCACTAATAGTCTGTAACATCAAGCTATGAAGTAAACGAAGATAATAAAGTAGTAATACTGTACTCATACACTTTTTATTCAGTAGTAGATACTAAGTTAAGGAACAACTAAGCTACTACCACTAATAGTCTGTAACATCAAATATAATATTCAGGATAAAGATCTTTAATTTTATTTTGTGAGTCCTTGGTTAAAGAATTCCAAGCAATGTAGAGAGATTTTGTTTTAATGAAGTTGTTTTTGATTAATTCCAAGACTAGTTTTTCATTCAATTTAAAAGTTTTATTGAAATGCTGTTGTTCGTTTAAAGGAATTCTATCTACAATATACTGAAGATTATTCCTCCAATCTTCATTTATAGGGATAGTTCTAACAACTACCAACATCACAATCTCCTATATCACAAGAATTAGCATCGCAGGCACCTGAACCAGCTGAACAACCACTTCCTTGGTCATGATATCTTCTATTATGTTCTTTGCACTCAGAAGTGGATTTGTAATATGATTTCATTCCTGAATAAAATCCTTTATCTTGGAATTCATTTAATACTGTTGTGGAACAAGTTTCACCTGTCTGCACCCCTTTCGCACACTTATATGATTTCTTACTTGATAGAAATCTTCTATAGAATTTAATAGCCCCAATTCCTATCTCTCTAAGTAACAACAGAACAACACCTACAAATATCAAGAATTTGCTTAATCCTGAAGTTTTCATCAATAGTTCAATTCCATCTTCATCTATTTTGGTTTTCTGAACTTCGAGAAACATAAGTCTATCTTCCAAAGACATAATTTTTAGTTTTCTTACTGAGCCCATAATAGGAACTCCCATATATACATTATTGTTTTCTATTGAGGGTTTTAAGTTAATACCTTCATTCAGTCTATCATTAAAAGCCAGATTAACTAATTTCCCAACAAAACCATCTTTAGGTGCTCCAAAGGAAACATTAATATTATCTTCAGTGAATTTAAGGGTTGAATTCAAAGATGTTTTTTCATAAACCAATGTTTTGACTTTATCCTCTATAATCCCTTTATCTATACTCAAATTCGTAGTGTAAGAGGCAAGAACTATTAGTGAACCTGCTGTTGCATATCTTAGTATATTTAATACTTTATTTGTTTTCATATTATTTCGCTCCATTTGCAATTATTAGATATCTCTCCTGAACTAAAAAGATACATAGTGTTTATTTTATCGTTTGTTTTTCTGTAATCCCAATACCAAATATTTGGTTTTTGGTTTAATTGAACTGCTCCTGAACTTAATTCTGTTATAGTTGAATTAGAAGATATATCACGAAAAGTACTCTCGAACAAAATTTTATTATTTTGAACCTGATGCACTTCAGGTCTAATAGTCATCTGAAAATCAAATATTTCAGGAAGTTCATCTAACCAATTATATACAATAGAATAGTTAGACTCTGTCATAACAAAACTAAGTCTTACTTTCTTCTTGTAGTGCTTTAATATTTGAAGTGTTTCTTTGGTAATATTTTCATCTATAGAAAAAACGAACTTATCAAAGCAATTATCTACAAAAGTCTTATGAATTGCTTCAATATTTCTAGTGTGAATTGTTACTTTAATATTAGGATTTACTTCTTTAGCAATCTCAGGAATTTCCCATATTTCTTCTACAAAGGAAGGGTCTGAGGTATCCCCTGAAATACTTAATAAATCTGTTTGTTCAGCAAAACATTCGATAAATGCTTTGTACTTGGGACTTATATGTGGTGTAATGTTTTTCCTTATATCTTTACCAACACAAAAGTCACAGTTGAATTTACAACTTCCACCAGCTAAAATAGATATATAATCTAGTTTCATATTGTTCTCTCTTCTAGGATTGCATATATAAGAGTTATGTAGTGTTCAGTTCCTCCTAAATAGATAGTCCTAATAGAAATATCTATTATATCAACTGTTCCTTGATTAATTTTTTCTTCAGTTAATCTGCTAATTTCTAGTTTAATTGCATTATCTAAATCGTTTGGTCGTTTTTCATTAATAGAAAAACTTCTAGTTCCGTGAATTTTATTTTTTCTATACATTTTTAATGAATTCCTACTTGGTATAAGTTTCTATTGATGTTGTCTACTATATAGTAGGTTTTTTCTTGACATTGAAGCAACTCATCTAAAAAATTAATCCTATGTAAAAGTGTAAAGTTATTATCTATAACACAAGAACCAACTAACAGACCATCAACATACAAATCACAGCTGAAAACTTCATTTTTGAGTGTAAGAATAACTTTATCTTTGTTATCTTCATCACCAATAACATATTCTAAGATAAAACTTTTATCTGTATATTTTAAGTATCTGTATAAATCACATTCTACTAATATTTTTTCAAAATCCATTTTATATCCTTTTTTGTTAAAAGTATTATGTACAATTAAATATTAAAGTCTGCTTAATTCTAAAAAATAAGTTATCAGGCTTCATATACGAAAAAGAGATAAAATTCAACTTAAAAACCAAAGATAGTGAAAGATAGTTTAGATTTTGCATTTACTGAATTATTGAGTGCTGTTAGTGTACTTGAACTAAATGAACTATCATCAAAAATAAGAACATTATCTTTTTCAGCATCTACTTTTTCAAACAAGAAGTCTTTAATGATATCTCTTTGTTTTCCTTTAAATGAACTAATTTTAATTTCATTTGCATCAAGTGATTTTAATAATGATTGTTTCTGTGATTTTTGTATATCTAGAAGCTGAACTTTTTTCTTCATTAGTTCAGGGTTGGTTTTCTTTAGTACGATGTAATCTACACCCACTAAAATATCTCGAAGGATTTTATTTGAGGACTGAGGGATAACTACTAAATCTATATTATTTTCTTCAATAATTTGATTTAGTGCTGTTCTAGTTTCATATATAATTTGTTGATACTCTCTTTCAAGTAACCCACTTGTTTTTAACTCACGGTAAACTACTTTATTAAAAGATAGGAAACCTTCATTACACGAGTTAAGATTATAAAGATATTTTTTCATTGAAATTTTCTTTTAGTAGATTGACTAAGGATTCTTTTTGCTTTTTAGTCAATCTTCTTAGTTTATAAGTTATGGTTGCCCTTTCGTGTTTTGGGTGAACTTGGTCTTTATCCACAAAAGATTCTTTGATGATTTCTTCAACGAATGCAATACTAGATTTATCCGAAAGTTTCTTTATAGTTATACTGTTTTCATTTATTTGATAAGTCATCTTTTTCCTTTAAATAAAATATTCAGGGTGTTCTTCTTCAAATTTAGGACTAATCAGTTTAAATCCATCTTTTAATTCTTGGAGTACTTCTTTCCTTCTTAAGGCTATTAACTCCGCTTCATTTTTAATAGAGAAATATTCATCCATTAGAACTTTGTACTTTTTATCTTTTAGGAAATATTCGAGTACTTCTTCTCTGAATTCTAGAGTTTCACCTTTTTTATGAACATTAAACCCGCCTGATGGTTCTTCACTGTTTAAAAATACTAAGTGCATAATTATATGAAGAACTCAGGGTGTTCTTCTTCAAAATTAACCAAATCATCTTTAAACTTAGATTTTAAATTAATCAAGATCTCTTTTCTTTTCTTAGCCATCTCTTTTTCTATATTTCTGGTAATAGTGTATTCCTGCATTAAATGTTTTATTTCTTCATCTCTCTGAAAAAATTCAAGTGCTTCAGTTTGGCATTCTGCTGGTTTGTTTGCTTCGTGAATCTTAAATTCACCTTTAGATTCTTGGTAATCTAAAAATACTAAGTGCATTGTTTCTATCCTTATGTGAACGGAGTATAAAATATGGATTTTATCTCTTGTTCTTCTGTTTTTAAATTTTTAACCAACCATATTTCAATCTTTGTAGAATAAGCAATTAGAGAAATCAATTCTAGTTTCTTGGTAAGTCGAGGGGTAGGTCCTCGTTTAGTGATAACTTCTCCAGGAACAGATAACTCTATTTTTACTTCTTTGTTTGCATTATTCCAATCTGTGTAAGAAGTTAATCTCTCTGATGGTTTTTTGTCTGAACAGTAGATTCCTAGTTTAAGTACATCATTCATTAAATGTTCTGGTACTTCTACATCTAGGGTATTGAAAAATTCCATTTTTATTTCTCCATTAAAGTTTTAATTTTTCTTGCTTCTTCAAGAATAAAATCTAAATGTCTAATAACATAATGAACATCAGCAAATTTAAGAAGTAAACCTTTCCCTATTTTAACACCAGATAAGTGAGATAAAATAGCAAGATTCTTAATGGTATTTTTTAGTTTAAAATCCTCACTTTGCATTACAGTTATGTTATCTTTGGAGGTACTAATATTCAAACCTAAGTTAGTGTAAAAAGCATAGATATTCTTACCTTGAAGGTTATCTGTACTATAATGAATAAAAGAACCACTAACAAAAGAAGCAATTAATCTCTTCTGTGTGTCTTTGATTGTTTTGGTGTAATCATACATATCTAAATCTGTTGTTAGTGTTAAAACAGTTACATCTTCAGATGTTTTTACTTTGTATGAATTAATTAGTCTCTTCGCTACTGTTTTAGTTAGTTGTTTTAGTGTCATTTTGTTTCCTTGTTTAATTTGGTGAATTTATAGGGTAAAGTTCTTTATATTCTTTGGAGAATTTAATTAAGTCTTTGTTTTTATGCAAAGACATTAGTGATATAGTTCCTCTTCGTTCTTTGTTTTCATTATAGTAATTAATGTGGTTGGTGAAATCAGCATCTCTTGTACTTTTAATAACTTCAATCAACTTATCTATATTTCTTAGTACATCTTGCACTTTAAAATAATAATAAGTTTTATTTACTTTTATTTTCAAATAACTCATTTAGCATTTCCTTGTTTAATCTTTTAAGTTGCTATAATTATATATTCTTAATCTTAAATCTATATAAAGAACTCAGGGTAGTTATTTTTTATTAAAGAATCAACTGTTTTTAAGTCTAAGTTATAGTTGGTCATAAGATAGTTACTTGTTAGTGCTTTTAAGAATGAATCATATGATTTTATATTTTGCATTAATTCATTTCTAACTTCAAAACCTACCTGAAGTTCAGTGGTTGAATTACATATTTCATTACTTTCTTTAGTAATACTTTTAATTATTATGTCTTGCATCTGTTCTCCTTATATTAAATTTAGAAGTTCAGTCTAAAAACTGAACTTCACTTTTCTACTTCACTTGAAATATAAAATTAGAGTTTTCACTCCCTACTGTTGTTGGTGTAACACCATTCCATTGTAGGATAGCATTATTTTTTAGAATTTTTTCAGTTAAAGATGAACTAACTAATTTGTTTGCTTTAGCTTGAGCTTCTGCTTTCATTAATATAGCATCAGCAACACCTTGAGCTTCAATTCTTTTCTTATTGGCAATACCCAATGCTTTCGCGGCTTCTGCTTTTGCTTCATTTTCAGCTTTCTTAATAAGTTCCTTAGATTTCAAAGCATCTTGTCGTGCATTCTGAACCTGAAGCATTCGTTCAGTTATTCCTTTAGGAACAATAATATCTTTTAAATTTACTGTAATAAGTTCAAAGTACGGATTCTTCGAATAAGACTCTCTAATTTTATTTGTTAAGATGCTTTCTACCTCTGATCTTTTATCCATAATAGTATCTACACTAAATTTAGATATTGTACTTTGTACTGCTTCTCTATTAACCTGAAGAACCTTCTTATAAAATGAGTTCTGGAAGTCCCCGTCTTCACGATACATTAAAGGAAGTTTGTCTCCATTTGGTTTAATTTCAATACTCAAAGCAAGACCAATAGGAATACCTTTTTTATCTAATCCTTGAAGTGGTGATTCGAACATTAAAAGTTCTTTATCTTCTTTGTTAAATTCGCTTTTGCTGTAATTAACTAAAATAGGTCTAATAGTTTTAATATCCATACTTTGGTAAATTGGAATAAAAAAGTGATATCCTGGTTTTACTGCTTTCATATCATATTGAGTACCAGTTTTCATAATTCCTCTTGAACCATCACTAACAATACTAAAACCTAAACCTGTAAATGCCATAAAACTAAGTGAACCTAGAACTACTACACTACCAAAACCTAAACCTATTAACCAATTATATACTTTTTGCATATTTTTCCTTTTCTTAAATAAAATATTCAGGATGTTTTATTTCATACATCTCTAATTCTTGATGGAGTAACGGAGTGCATAATAAACAACCATTACCTTGACTTAAATGGAACGCTTTAAATCCTTTTTCTTTTAGTAAAAACATAGCAAGGACTTTATTACTGAACTTTTGTTCTTGTGGAACATCTCCTTTGTATTCGATTTCAGTTAAACCTTCTAGAACTGAAATTAAAAATATTTTCAGTAATTCACTTTCTATCATATGTAGAACTCAGGGTTTTTAGAATAGAACTGTTTTAATTCATTCTTTAATCCTTTACCCATTATTAAATCACCTTTTTGAAACCAAACAACTACCATCTTAAAATTCATCTTTTTTAATCTCTCTTCAATTAAATCTAAGACACTTTTGTTGGATAAAGGTCTTTGAAGGATGTCGTTTACTAATGGTATCAATAATTTCTTCACTGCTTTGTTCATATATAATACTCAGGGTTTTTGGAATAGAACTGTTTCAGTTCTGCTCCTAAAGTTTTGCCGATTATAATATTAGATTTATCTTGAGTGAATTCTATCTTTAAATCTTTATAAGAAAAATAACTGTTTATTTCCTCTAATCTCTTTCTTACTAAATATTCAAATCTCTCTGTGGTTTTGATATTAGATATTTGAAACTCAAAAGACTCAACTATATCTTGAATTAAAGGAAATAGTATTTTATTCATATGTACTCCTTAAGATGTCTAAGAACTGTTTTATTAGGGAACTTAGTCATTAAAGTTAATAAGTCCTCTACATCAATACAAGTTTCACCCGTTGCATCAGATTTATATACTGATTCATATATTTCAGAATTAATAACTTCTTCGTCATCTTTTTGAACTTCTTCTCTGGTTAAGAATATTTTGTTTGTTAAAGATGATTTGTAGGCTTTAATTTCTTCCATTTTTAAATTCTTTTGCTTCTGCATCTATCACATCTAAGGATAAACCATTAATATAATCTACTATGTGACCTATAATCATCTGCTGTCTTTTAGTTATATCTTTTCTGTTGTTCATTAAGTATTCCATAAGTTCTACTGTTTTCTTAGTGTAGTTCTTTCCTGGTTCATCTAGAATATTGGAAAATCTATCAAGCAATTTAAGTGTTAAAGCATACTGACTCATACCTAACATTTTTTCTTTAATATAAGGATGTTTTCCTATTTCTTTTATTTTTTCTTTATCTGATGAAAGTTCAAGCACCAAAGAAGCAACCATCGAACCAAATTCTCTTTCTAGTTCAAAGTAAGAAGTATCTGTATCTTCTAGAGTATCGTGTAGTAGTGCTGAACACTTCAGTTCTTCAATATGTTTAGAAGAACCTTTGTATTTCTGCACTAATTCCATAACAACTATCGGATGAGTAATATAAGGGAGTTCTGAAACTCTCCTTACTTGACCTTTATGTTTTGTTGAAGCGAATTGAATCGCTTTTAGAATTTTCATTTTTTAAGCCTCCTTTAAAAAATATTCCAGTGCTTTATTTCTACTTTCAAATAAAAGCTCGGGATTAGCAATAAATGCTAAACCAGTATCTTTTATTTTCACTTCACTTTTAAAATTATTCACCATTTTCCTGAACTCTCATAGTTTTAAAATTTACATAGAAGTAAGTTTTTTTCGTCTCTCTTTTGATAAAATCTATAATATCTTCAGTGTTAGTAGTTTCAAAACATAATTCAGGTTCAAAGTCTGCTTTACAAAACCAAACACAATAAAAACCATCTCTGTGGTCTACTTTTAATTCTATTTCTTGAAGGTTTACTTCTTCATCTGTGTCTTCTATTGCATCTAACTCAATTTCTAAATCTTTGTAACTTAACATTTTAAATCCTTATTTAATCTTTTTGTTAATATAATTATATGTTATTAAACTTAAAATTAAATAAAGACTATATAAAGAACTCAGGATAATCTCTAAATATATCTTTAGTTCTTACAGTTGGATACTCACCAGATTTCCTGAATACAATTAATTCAGTGTTGATAAGTTTGTTATTTTCAATACTGAACCTTATTTCTTTTATATTTGAACCGTAGTTGTTTTGAGGAACTTCAACTACAACCCCTTTTTCTCTATAGAATTTCTTATCCATACAAATCATATGAAGAACTCAGGAAATAGTTGTTTGAGTTCTTCTACTGAGATTCCTTCGGGAATCTCAGAGTCTTTTATTTCTTTTTTAATCATGAACTTCATTCCTTGAAGTTCAGTTTCAAATAAAAACTTAGGATTAGCAATGAAGTTCACTCCTGAACCTAAATCTTTATGAGTGTAACTATTCACTTTGGATTTTGATTCTTTGCATTTGTATAACTGCTTTGAAATAGAATTATAGTAGAAGTAAATTTTGTTCATAATATGCCTTTAACTCATATAGATTAAGTAGTAAATTACCACTGAACTCTGGTGTTTTATATTCTATTAAAACAACTGGGTCGAACTCGGTTTCTGTGTCGAATTTAAGACTTTTAATTTTAATATCTTTAGTCTTTAGTTTCCATTTCCAAGCAAGTGCTTTTTTGATGTATTTTTTATTCATATTTTTTGAACCCCACTAGAATTAATTCTACTAATCCTTTATATTTTAAATCATAATAATCTTGAATATCAGAAGTTAAATAAGGATATTTGTTACCAAGAACAACTATGTCATTATCTAAGGTCATCATTAATTCATTAGATGAATCTGTTTCATAAACATTTAATGAAGATGAACCTGCTATGAAACTTTTACCTATTGCTGAAGGACCTGCAAAAATATAAACTTGTTTCTTTGCTTTTGCTCTTTTTGTTTCTATCCACATATCAAATTTAATATCTAAAGTAGCACTAGGATAGTAAGAATCAGTTCCTTCATAAAAAGTGAAGTATTCGTTACCATCGTACTCAGTATGGAAATACTCTAAATTAAGGTTTCCTTTAGGTACATAATGCAATGGACCAACATCTTCTCTCGACTCGAACTCCGTTGTTTCGCTGTTTTCATGAATCCACTCTGAACCGCAATATCCTGAATAACACATTCCATGTTCTAAGAAGAACTTTCTTGAATAAATTCCTTTGTTTGTTTCATATATGAACTCAAACTCTTCAACTAGTTCGTCGTTATAGTCCAACTCTGATGGAGTTGCTTTAAGATATTTTGTTAGTGGAACTTTGTTGATTCTAAGACCTATAATTTTCATTGTTGTCCTTTAATTTTTTTGTTTATTTTTCTCTGCTTTGATTTTTAACTTGATAACTTTAATTTCAGTATCTTTTATTTTCACTTCACTTTTAAAATTATTAACCATTTTCTTGAACTTTTTTTTCAACTCAACTATTGCTTTTTCTGCTACCTCTAACTCTTCTTTTAATTTTTTCATTTTATTCTCCTTTTAAATTTACTTATTACCAATCACATTTAAACGATTTAATATTTTGTTCGATGGCATCTTCCATTATATCTGTTATTTCTTCTTGTTTTTCAGTTTTTAAATTGCTGAATTGAAGTTCAGCTTCTTGGTCACTTAATCTACATCCTAATTCTCCATAGAACCAATCAAGTAATGAATCTTCAACATAATCTATAGTTTCATATCTATTAACATTATTAAAAACATAATCTCTCATAGGTCCGTTGTCAATAATCCACTCAGAAGTTTCTTTGCCATCTGCATCAATCCATATTCTAAACCTATCTATAATATGCTTAGATTTATCTTGAACATCAATTCTGTTTTGCTTTTTAATTTTTAATTTCAGAACTCTTATTTTTGCCTGCTTCTTTCTTAACTCCTCTTGAAGTTTTGAAGTTCTAGTTTTAATTTCAGTCTTTATTTGTTTAACTTCTTCCTGAAGTTCATTTAGTTCGGTAGGTTCTGGGTTCATTGCTGTTCCTTAATTTGTTCTATTACTGATTTGCACTCTTTTTCTACAAAATCATGACTTTTAACTGTATTACTAGAAGAACTTAATTTATAATCAACCTCAAAATCAATAAGAGTCCTAATTTGCTTTTTAGTCTCTTCATTAATTGTTTCTGATTCAATTAGTTCATTAAGTTTCTTTAAGTCTACTTTATCATTTTCACTTCCACAATCAAAACCGTACCAAGTGGTTGATTTTGCTTTTGTTATTATGGGGAAATCCCCACCTCCGATATAATCAATTCCATTATGAACTTTTATTTTTTCATCTTGAACTTCATAAGAAGCAGGAACTGCAACATAACCACTCCTAACTCCTAATCCGGTTCTGAAAGTGACAACATAAGTAAAATCTAAATGTTTAGCTACTTTTTCTATAAGTATCATTAAATTTCCTTCATTTTGCCATTCATATAAAGGTATGAAACACCATTTACCTGCATAATATCAAAATCTTTAAGTTCAGTTTCTTCAATCATATCTTTAATTTTAACGAAGCTGTTGTTTTTAACTTCCTGTTTTGCTTCTTGCTCTGTTTTTATCTGCTTTGTACTTCTTCTTACTGTTATGAACATTTTTTTATCCTTTTTATGTTATAATTATATGTTGTTTAATTTAAAAACAACTTAATTACATATCATCCTCTGAATTAAATGCTCTTTTAAAGAAATTATGTTCAAGAAATATTTCTCTTTTAAGTTCATTTAGTTCAGTTCTTGGTTTGAACTCCTCTATTTTATATTCTTTTAGTTCAATGATATAATCGTATTCAGAAATCATATTACCAAAAGTAGGGTCTACTATATCACCATTTAGCATTTCAACCACGAAGTGAACACAACTGTAACCACAGTTAAACACTTGAAGACAACCTATAATCTTTTTTACTTTTGGTTCTGTCTTAGCATAACTTAAAGAATTGATATGGCATCTTCTGTTGCCTATATATCTTAATTCAGTGTTTGGTGTGGGTTGTACTTTAGGGCTGTTTTTGTACTTTTTTGGGACTACATTTATATCAAATAACATTATTTTTCCTTTAAAAAATCATCGAATGAACTATATAAATCATCTGCTCGGAGTATAGGTCTTGAAGCATAATTAACTTCTTGGTATCTGAACTTTCTATCAGGATAAAAACAAAAAACTTTTTCATTACCAGGAACTTCAAGTGAAAGTTCTATTGAATCTCCATAATGATAACCTAATAAATCAGTTGCACTACAACCGTATTTTTTACTAACTTCAAGTTTTAAATCTTCAATATTCATTATTGGTCTCTCTTTAGGAATTCAATTACATCTTCTGTGGTTTTAAGTTCTGCTTCTAAGAAGTAAGGTGTTTCAACTGTACTCCAAACACAAAATCTACCATCATTAAAATCAATAATCATATTGTACTCTTCAAGTACCACTGAACCATCTAAGTATTCTATTTTATCTAACTCTGTTTCTATTTTATTGAAGTTCATTTTCTTTCCTTAATTAATCTTTTTGTTAGTATAATTATATGTACTAGAACTTAAAAGGAGATTAAAAATGGAATTCATAGAAATGAAACAAAAAGATATAAAAGCATTAAGAGAAAAGATATGGTTAGAAAATAATAAAAAATGCCCTGTCTTAAACAAAGAAATCCCTATTGAAAAAATGGCACTTGACCACAATCACAAAACTAACAGTGAACCATATAGTGCTAACAAAGGAACAATCAGGATTTCATTGGAGTTCAGGGTAAATGCTGTCCTTGGAAAATTAGAGAATTCAATTAAGAGAGTAGGATTAGACAAAGAACCAGGGTTTAATATATCTGATTTTTTAAGAAACGCGGCTGATTATTTTGAGAAAGGGGCTTATGTTCAGGATGGTAAAATGTTCATTCATCCTAAAGAAGTTCATAAAGAACCAAAAGTATCAAAGAGAAATTATAATAAGTGCAAGAAAATATACAATAGTGAAGAGTTCATTCCTAAAAGAAAAAACCAAAAGAAAAAAGATTTTCCTCCTTATCCTAAAAGCAAGAAACTCACTAAAGGATTGGATGAAATGTTTAAGAGGTACGAAATAGACCCCTATAACCCTGGAACTAAATAAAATACTCAGGGAAATCAGCTTTGATTTTGTCTATTCTATTATTGAATATTTTACTTTTAGTATCAAAACCATACTGGTTTTCTATAAACTGAACCACTTCTGCTATATTTTGAAACAAGAAGTCTTCATTTTCAATTTGAACTTCTGCTCCACCATAATAAGTAAGATATCTAGAACCTTTCTTTTCTAGTTTAACTATGCTGTTGAACATCTCTGGCGTTACTATTTTGTTTGTTTTGTTGAAATAATACATTTTTAATTCCTTTTAATTGTTCTATCTAGTAATTCGTAATATACTTTATTTACTTCTTTATCGAAAATATCTCCTATTTTTGTTTGTTTGTGAACTTCTTTGTTGTAGGCACAGTAATCAGTTATTTCTTGAAAATTTAGTTTTCTGAACTTAGATCTAACTTGTGGACTAAGTTCTCTGAAGTCTTTAAGCTTAAATCTCCAGACTTTAATTGTCTTTTTGGTTATAGGGTCTTGAACTCTAAAATTAATGTATTTAAAATCCTCAGTTAGGACAAGTTCAGGAACCTTAGTATCAACTTCTACTATTCTAATAGCCACTCTTAAAATATCATTATCTTTCATTTTGCATCCTTAATTAAATATTAGTAATTATATGTTGCTAGAACTTAAACATACATTAAATATTTAAAAACATCCTTAGAGGCTTGAAGTTTTGCTTCGTTCCAACTGTATCCTATTTTCTTCAAGAACTGCTCTGACTTTTTCTTTCCTGTGGTTCTGTCTATCTCTTTAATTTCATTCTTAGAATAAGAGTTCTTTAATTCAGTTTTGCTGTTGAATTCAAGTAGGTATTCTAAGAACTCAGTTTGTTTTTTATCTTGCAAAGAACCTATATCTGTACTAATTGCTTTAGATAATTCATATTTTGTATAATCAGTAGAGTGAAGATTCAGTAGTGCTATTTTCATATTTTTTATTTTGTTTATAAATCTAAAGTTCTCTTTTATTTCTATTTCAGTTATTTCTTTTAGAATATCTTTAGGTAGTAATTTGCTGAACTTCTGTTGTACATCACCCATTAGAACCTGGGCTTTCTCGTTTGGAGTTAGTTCTTGAACCTTAGACTTCAGTGTATCCAAATCTTCGATAGTCCATATACTGTCTGAGTATTCTTCTAGAATGTTTAATGTTTCAGCTTTTATCTTTTCATTGAGTTTTTTTACTTTCTCTCTGACTGTAAATGTTTCATCTTTTTTTATGATTTTCTTTGCTTTATCTTTAAATTGATAAGAAAGAAGTAATTTAAAAGCATTGGAGTGGTTATTTGCTAAAATATTATAGAATACCTCTATTTCGTTAATATAGACGGCTAGAGGAGTTAATTGAAGTTCACCCGTCTCATAATTAATATCCACAAGTAAAGTCTTATCTTTTTTGTTATAGAAAGAATTAATGTTTTTCTTTGCTACTTGATTAAGACTGCTTAAATCAGTATCCAAATAAAATTGTCGTTCTTCAAGAAAAAAGTGTATCTCTTTAGTGAGACGACTTCGCTTAACCATCTGGAGTGAACTTATAACATCAGTACTTAAACCTGAATCGTAATGAAAGTGAGTACTGATGTTGTTAAGATTAGATACGCCTACTGTAAGAGTGGGTGTGAAAAGAATCACACTAAAAGCATTATGATTTTCTTCTTTAAACTTCCTATAAATTATATCCCTTGTTATTTTTGAGGTTTCAGAACTAAGTGAAACTACTTTAATTCCTTTTTCTTTAAGTTCCATTTCCACAACCCTCATAACATTAAGTGAAGTAAATGAAGCTGAAATATGTTCACTTTCATCTAATTCCTGGGCTTTTTCTATTATTTTCTTGACGAAGTACTCTTTATTTTTATATTCATACAACTTAATTGAATCTTTATATTCATTTACAATACTGAATATATCCCTTTCTTTAAAAAATGTATCTTCATAACCAGTTAAGAAAGCATCAGCAACCAAAACATTCTTCTGTTCCATTAAAATTTTAAATTTAACTGCATTGATATTGGCGTTATCAGTTAAACCTGCTCTGTGATGAAGAAGTAAGGAACTGAACTCATCAAAAATGACAACATCATAATTCTGTAGTTTGAACTTATGAAGACTATCATACTGAACAACTAAAGAACCTTTGTGATTCCACGAATCAGGATTCTTATAGAGCATAATATCATATTTGTTTGAAAAATCTTCAGCAACTGAAACTCTGTTGGAAACTAAAATTACTGATTTATTTTGTTTGTGTGCTTCTTTTATACACAAATCTATTCCTGATGATTTTGCTGTTCCCATTGCTGACTTAATCTTAAGAACTGCTTTTGGTGTTTCTAAGAACTCTTGAATTATATCTTTCTTGTTTTCTTTAGAGAAATCTAAGTATCGTTCATTAACTGAAATATGTTTTTTATATTTTGAAGTATCTATATCTTTAATAAGGTCTTTTCTTTGGTCGTCCTTTGTTTTTGTTTTTAACCATCTTTTTCCTACCTCTGTTTTTTTCAGAATATGAAAAATATTAAGATTTCTAGTTTTGTTGTGATGTCGCATAACTAAAGGACTACTACTAAACCAGAAGAAACCTCCTTTAGATTTTCTTTCTTGGGGATGTTTGAAATTAATACTTCCATTATCATTTATTCCTGATATAGGAGTGTATCCTAAAGAATTAAATATGCTAATGCACTCATCAATTAAATCATTATCGTATTCAAGAACTTCTTCTTTAGACTGAGCTATTGATTTCTTTACATTTTTAATATGAATTCCTGAATCAGTAAGTATTTTTCCTTTTTCTTGATAGTGAATTATGAAGTTGCATTTAGATGGAGCTTGAAGTGAAACCATATTACCTGAAGTAAGATCTATTTTGCAGATGTCACCAAGGTCTGCTTGAATTTGTGATAAACCAATTTTTATTATCTCTTCGTCATTTTTAAAATCTACCCTTAACATCCCTTTAATGTTGAAGTTAGTTTTAGAGTTATGGCTTCTTGATTTACCTAGAATAACTGAATATTTGTTATCCTTAAAATAATCTATAATCTCAAGATAATCCTCTTTAGTTTTAACTTCATCTATATCTAATGCTATATTAAATATTCTTTCAGGAGAAAAAGAACCTAGTGCTGTTTTGGTTCTTTTTACTTTAAGTATTTCTTTTATTTCGAGAGGTTTAGATAAAGAGAACTGTGATATCATATATAGAAAAGCTTCTTTTAATGTTTTTGTTTTTTTGGTTATGAATATAAAAGAACCATCTTCATAAGGAGAGTAAGGGATTTTCCCTTCTCCTTTGGCATTAAATAGAGTTATTTGAACTTCTTTCATTTTAGTTCCTTTTTAGATTAAAATATGAATATCTTCTTTTGAACGAGTACTAGCAACATAGAAAAGTCTAAGTAATGAATCATCATCTACATAACTTAAATCAGTCATATCCACAAAAACATTCTTATAGCTAGAACCTTGTAGTTTGTGTGTAGTGCTGGAAAACTGAGGTCTTACATCCAGGAACAGATTCTCTAATCCATAGTATAATTTCCAAGCAGAACCTGTTTTTTGTTTTAATGCTTGAGCTTTAAGGAGTTCTTTTGCTCTTTCCAAATCATCTATTGAATCGGAATGAATTTTATTGAACTTTCTTCCGTCTTTCACAGTACAAACAAAACCTCTGAACTTCTTACCCTTGTATTCTATTTCTTTTTCTACTGTTGATTGTAGTACTAGAATCTCAGAGTTGATAAATGAACCTTTCCTATCATCTATGATACCCTTTTCTTGATGGACTGTTTTTTGCACTACAAATAAATCCTTAGGGTGAATCTCAGGAATAACCCCGTCTTTATCTTTAGTGAAGTAGTTTCTTATCTTTGTGTTGTAGATATCTACATTTTTATTGGTGAAAGTAGCAATAACATCATCTGATTTTCCTAGCTTATCATTCTTGATGAACTCTCCGAAGAAATCTTTCTTGTTATCGTAGAATTTTATTTTATTATGTGGTTTGTCTTTCTCTGAATTAAGGAAGTTAAATAGTTCATACTTAGTTGCTTTTCTTGCTATCATTTCCCTTATCGTAGTAACAAAATTAATAACTTCCATATCTGTATTTCTAATAAGTTCAGTTAAAGAATAATGGTTTACTTTATCATTATCATAAACTGAATGTTTGCCCGGGTCTTCATTAATAGGTAGAAGTTGGTATTCATCACCTATAAAAAGGAAAGTTTTAATTCTATTATTTTGCATCATCTCTTCGTGCAAAAATCCAAATAATTCTCTTGAAACCATAGAACTTTCATCCAATATACAAATATCAAAATGTTCAAGTGCTATTTGTGAAAGTTTATGTCTATTTCTTTCTTTGACAAATGGTTGTTCACCTGTTTCATAATTCATTTTTCCTGGTTTTAATCCTAGGAAGGCGTGTAAACTAGCATATTGAATTTTTTTATGATTAAAACCAATAGCATTTTTAATTACCTTAGTGGCTTGATGTGTGGGAGCCACTACTGCTATGTTAAATCCTGAATTAAGTAGTTTCCTAACTATTTCTTTTGAAAGAGTAGTTTTCCCTGAACCTGCTCCACCTTTTAGGCTGACCCAACTATCATCTCCGAAGATGTCATCTTTTGAACTGATGAGGTCATTAGTGATACTATCTAAATGAAGTTGCTGTTTTTCATTTAGTACTATATCCGACTTTGGTACTACTTCTGGTTCTAAATCTTCTGGACTAAAATCCCAATTAAATTCTGCTTTCATATGTATCCTTTTGTTTAGTAAATTTATAGTAGTATTATACAAACATTTTACTTAACTTTTCAATCAAGTATTTTTTTAAAAGACATAAACCCCTAAAGGTTCAAATAAACCAAGCAATTCCTCATCTGATTTTTCGATTAAATCATTCCCTCTATCTCTCATATCTGCATAGTTAATCTCAGAACCATTCACTAGGCTACTTGAATACTTACCCATTATTGTAGACCACATAATCCAGGCTTCACCTTCGGCTCTTTTTTTAATCCATTGATGATTAAAAATAGCATCTATTACTCCTGGACTGTATTCTAAACCCAACTCTAGAATTGCTACACTAGACATTGGTTCTTCGAAAAATCTAAGGATTTTAGTGTTAGAATTAAAATCAAAATTAATGTTTACATCAAACAAACCCCTAAGATTAGACATTTTACTCATTCTAGAAGTCATAGACTGTATATCGATAGTTGATATACTATCTTGAATGTTCAGTGATATAGGATTCATTGCTAGAGTATATCCTGCTGGTATATTAATGAAAGTAGAATAAGTGCTTGAAGCTTGAAGCCCTGTTACTGCTATTACTTCATCAGGTAGTTTATAATCCATTTTCCCTCTTTCAAGATTGACAACTAGTATCTCTTCAGTGGTTCCATCATATCCGTAGTTAGAATATATTTCTATGGCTTTATCTATACAATCATCAAGCATATCCTCAGTCAATTCTACATTAAGCAAAGGAGCACCCAATCTCCTTTTTATATATTCCCTTAAATCTTCTTTAGTTCTAATTCTCATTTTCGTCTTCTTCAGTTTCTATTTTAACATCATATTCTTCATAGGACTCTTGAATAAGACTATCCGGGAGTTCTTCTAGTTGAACTTCAACTGGTTCTTTAATGTCTTGTTCTGTTATTTGTTCTTTTATATTGTTCATAATATCAGTTAGCGATATAATATCTAAGGTTGTTGCATTTACTGAATTCAAAGCTTTATTTAGTATTTCTACACTTATATTATCTAAATCTATATAAATTAATTTAGTGGGTTCTTCTTGTTCTTTCTCTTCTTGTTTAACTGGAATGAATTTTGTGCTGGCTAAATTAGCAAATCCTTCAATATCACCTATTTTTTTAAAATACTGAGGGTAACATTCAGTGAATGAGTTCTCAAGAACCTCTTCACCTTTCATGAATGTTTTTTCCTTTTGCATTACACCTAGAGTGATTGAACTCCCATCTATTACTGTCTTGTATTTTATCATATTTCTCTCCTTAATTTTATATAAAAATATTTATAAATAAAAATAGATAAGGTCAATCCTTATACCTCGAATAACTAGTAGATGCGTCTACTAGGTCTCCCGAGTGAACTTTTTTGTCTTTTATGTTCTTAAAAATAAGGGTTCTTTATACTTTATTAAAAAGACGTGTTACTTAGGTAACAAAGGAGAAATATAATGCTGAGCCCAGGCGTAGAAGTAAACGAAATAGATTTATCAATAGTAGTACCACAAATAGGAAACGCTACCGCGGCATTCGCAGGTGTATTCACTAAAGGTCCAAGTGACAAATTTATATTAATCACTAATGTTGATGAACTAATCGAGAACTTCGGAAAACCAACGAATACGAATTTTAATGATTGGTATCAAGTATACAACTTCAATTTAAGGAGTGCTTAGGTAGAAATATCTATGAAAAATAACTAATCGAATTGCTGGAACATCTTGTTCAGGCTTCTTTACTACACTAACTCAAGGAAACTTAGTTAGAAGAGTCTAATAAAAAGAAGATAGAGACAATCAGCATCTAAGTTCCTAAGTCTATTAACCCAAAATTGGATAAGGAAAAAGTTCAACGACTATCCTCATAGGAGGAGTACAGATTAAGTAATCTGGAAGTGGTTAGTACCTAAACATAATAAAAAGATGTAGGTAAAGATATAGTCTGTTCTTTGAGGAGACTCAAAGCAGGTTCAAGTAACCGAGTTAAGTGTAACGAACTTAATTGAACAAAAAGTTTACAATATGCAAACAAGATCTTAGTATCTCGTGCTGTTGATGCAAACGGAACATTTAAACCTTCAGAGAATGAAGTTTATGCTGTTAATGAAGCTGGTAAAGTTGAAGTAACAAAAGTTCCAACTACAATTCAAGTAGGTACTGAATTAAAATTTGATGCTAATGCAGAAGATACATTCACTGTAACTGAAATTGAAGCACCAGTTGAAGCTGTTAAACAAGTAGATACTATCACTGTTAATTCAGCTTCAGAAACTGATTATACAGTTAAGAACAGAGGTCAAGAAGTTACTTATTCAGCAACTGCAGATAATACTAAAGAAGAAATCGCTTCGGAGATTGCAACTTTAATAGAAAATGTAGATACTAATGCTACTAATGTATCTGTTGATGGTGCTGTTATTACTGTAACTGCTTCAGTTGCTGGTGTTGCAATGGAAAATGTGGTTGTAGCAGGTGATATGACTGCAACAAATGTAACAGAAAATGTTGAAGGTGAATCTTACGAATTAGTTCTAGCAGAAGTTAATGGTGAAAAAGTTGATTTTTCAAGTATTGCTAATGTAGGAGCTGTTGTTCTAGTTAAATATTCAGCAATCAATGCTATCGCAACTGCTCCAATGACTGGTGCTACTGCTAAAACTGCAGAAGAACTTAAGTTAGAAGCAATTCACATAGCTAACGAAGAAGAGTATGAAGTTAAAGAGATGAGTATTCCTGTTAAAGGAAATACAAAATTAAAATTTATCGCTAAATCTAGTGGTGCATTAATGAATGGAGTAGAAATTGCTATCGCTAAAGAAGCAGATTTCGCATCAGGAAAACAAAATGTATTTAACGGCTTAGTTCTAAATGACTTCTTTGAAACTAAACCTCTTGAGTCAAAGAAAGAAATTGCTGTTATCATAAGAGATAAAGGTGAAGTTAAAGGAACTTACATAGTTTCATTAATTCCTGGTTCTAAAGATTTCAGAAACAAATCAAACTATATTGAAGATATAATTAACAAATTTGATACTCTAGTATATGTTAAAGATAATACTGCAATAGTAGAAATGCCAGATTCTAGATTATTCACTAGTGCTGAATTAGCACTTGACGGAACAGTTTTAACTCCTGCGGTTAATAAAGTTCTTTATATGTCTAATGGTTCAGATGGTTTTGTTAATGCTGGAGATATTGCTTTTGCATATGGTTCAGTTACAGATAATACAATATTCGGTAGACAGATTGCCGCCTAGATAAGCAATTATCTAATGAAAATTTATTTAACTGCTGGAAACACTTGTTAGGTTAAAGATAGGATATTACCTAGTGATAGAGTAACGAACCCTAAAAATTCTTTAAATAGAGTCAATCAGCATCCAAGATAATTAAAATTAAAAATATCATAAAAATAGAAATGAGGTGTGGTAGCCTCATTTCTTATTCCCTCACAGAAAAATCAATCATAATTATCCATCTTTTTTTCTTCCTCTATTTTTTAATCCTTGAATTTCAAAATGTTAATTCTAAAAAGTGTTCTTAATCCAATTTTACTCTCTCTTTTTGTTTTTAAATTGCTTCTTGAGCCTAATCTAGCATCTGTTCTTTGAAGTCTTTAAAAAGTGTATGAGTATTGTATATGTGTGTGTTATATGTCCGTTACTTAGTGCCTTACTCTTGTTTTACTAACTTAACCGATTCTACAAATAAATCGACTAATAATTCAATATCTATGTACTTTATTTGTTCATAATCTGTTTTTTGTTCGTTTGTTTCAAAAACAACCTCTTCAGGAGTTAAAGCAACTAAATCACTGAATATAGCTTCATTTAAATCGAGGTCTTTAGTGCTTAGTTTGTATTTGTTTAAGATGTTTTGAATTACTTCAGTTGTTCCATTTCTATAACTTCCTCTAGGAACTATTACTTCATCGTGTACTCTAAATGCAATAAATGGATCTTGGTCTTCTATGTAATTCAATCTAAAAGCATCTTCTATTTCAGTCATAACTGCTGTTTCAATAGTCATGAAGGCATTTCCTAGTTCTTTAACTGTTGAATTGTTTTGTTTTGCTAGAGTACGAATTTCTACTTTAAGACCTTTTACTTCTGGTAAAGCTGAAATTATATCTTTTACTTCTTGTTCTGTTCCTTTTCTTAGGTTGAATGTACTTAGTTGTGAACCAAAAAGTAAACTAAGGAAATTAAGTTTAATATAACCTTTTACTTCTTGATATTCCTTTGTTCTACGATTTACTTTTAAATCCTCATCTTTCAGTACAGAATCAGCAATGCTACAAATAATAGAATCTCTGTTTTTCAGATAACCCATGAATAAAGGAAATTTATGTTCATTTTCTTCACTGATTAATTTAGTTCTAATCATAGAGTAAGCCGCGTTTGAAATATCTAATGAAAGATAACCTTGAAATACTATGTTTCTTATATCTTTAGGGGCTCCTGTTATAGTATTGAATTCACGACCATTGTTTAAAGAAACGCTATTTTCAAGTACAAGATTTCCGTTTACAATACTGTTTTTTATAGAACTAATAGTTCCTAATTCCCGTTTTGTTACTTCGTATCCTCTGTATTGAACTCTGTTTTGTAGCTCTGAATAAAGAGAATCTATGTTTTTAAGTACTTGTTTAGGTAGTTTTTGTACTTTTTTTGTTCTGACTGTTTTGGTTGAATTAGCTGAATCAGGTACTTTTTTACTCGATAGATAAAGTTCTTTGTTTGAAGTGATTAATTTAGATATTTTAATTGACTTCACTTCTTTTAGTTTTTCATTAAAGAATGCTGTGTACTGCCCTAAAGTAATTTTATCGCTGAAGTAATCAGACAAGAACTGAACTATTTTATCTGTTTTAGTGTATGCTAGATCTTGCTCACCTGTGACTTTATCATAAGCACTACACCCTAGAGTATCATAAGGATTTCCTTGATGTATTCTATCAAAAAACAAGTTAAATACAGACTTAAAAGAGTCCCTTGTGCTGAAATGTGGAACTCTTGCTTTTAAATATGACTCTGAAAGAGGAACTCCTCCTACTGATTGGTGTACATTAAAATTATAAGTGCTGATTTCGTTTAGTGAAATAGCAATTACTAATCTATTTAAGTTGATGCTTCTTTTGTTATGAAACAGAACTTTATTCTCTTTAAGCATTTTTGCTTTAGCTGGACTGATGATTAAAGATGTGCCTTTTGTTATTTTTTTTAATTTTAAAGTTTGTTTCTTTTGCGTTTTTTCTTTGTTGAAAAGATCTAATGCTACATTGTTTAAATTAAAATTCATACTTCCTCCTTTTTGTGTTTATAAAAATATTTATATTTTGTGTTGAAGTCATCTCAAGAATACTTATTATAACATATTGAGCTTATACTTAGCTTAGTTCACTTGCTTTGTATTTATGAATAAAAAGTGTATGAGTATTGTATTACTATATTATTATGTTCGGTACTTAGTTC